GTGTATCAAGTGATTCAAAAGTTTATTTCATACAAGAAGGTTCAAGTAATAAGTATGAAGTATATTTTGGTGATGGTGTTACTGGTAAAAAATTATCAGATGGTAATATTGTTATATTAGAATATATTGTAACTAATACAGTAAATTCAAATGGTGCTTCAAAATTTGCATTATCAGGAAACATTGGTGGTTTTAATAACGTAACTATAACAACAGAATCAAATTCATCAGGTGGTGCAATTGCAGAAACAAATGATTCAATAAAATTTAATGCACCTTTACAATACGCTGCTCAAGATAGAGCAGTTACATCAACTGATTATGAAACGTTAGTTAAATCAATTTATCCAAATGCATTATCAGTAAGTGCTTGGGGTGGTGAAGATGATGAAACTCCACAATATGGTGTTGTAAATATTTCAATTAAAGCAAAATCAGGAACAGTATTATCAGATACATCAAAAGCAGATATTGTAACTCAATTAAAACCATATAACGTTGCTTCAGTAAGACCAGTTATAAAAGATCCAGAAACAACTTCTGTAATAATTACTTCAAATGTTAAGTATGACGCAAAGGTAACAGCAAAAACTGCTGATACTATAAAGGCAGATGTTATTACTTCATTAATGACTTATAATGCTGCTACTTTACAAAAGTTTGACGCAGTATTCAGATATTCAAAAGTTACAGGTTTGATTGATAGTACAGATGATAGTATTCTGTCAAACATTACAACTGTTAAAATTAGAAAAGATTTCCAACCAATAATTAGTACATCTTCAAAATATAATATCTATTTTAGAAATGCATTATATAATCCACATTCTGGACATATGGCAAGTACAGGTGGAATATTAACTTCATCAGGATTTAAAATAGACGGTAATGCTAACGAATGCTTTTTTGATGATGATGGCGCAGGTAATGTAAGATTATATTATGTGTCAGGTGGAATAAAAAATTATTTAAATTCAACACAAGGTACAATTGATTATGGCACAGGTGCAATAACACTTAATTCAATGAACATTGTTAGTATATCAAATATTGATGGTGTTGCTTCAACAGTAATACAATTAACTGTAGTTCCAAATTCTAATGATGTTGTTCCAGTTAGAGACCAAATTGTTGAAATGGATATTGCAAATTCAAGAATAACAGTTACAGCTGATAGTTTTGTAGGAGGAAGTGCTGAGGCAGGTGTCGGATACACAACTACTTCCAGCTACTAATGACTAATGGCAAAGTTTACTGATAAAATCTCAACAATACTTTCAGGACAATTACCTGAATTCATAATTAGCGAACATCCAAAGTTTGCTGAATTTCTTAAAGTCTATTATCAATTATTAGAGTCTGCTGAATTATCAGTAACTTCTATTAAATCAACAGAAGGTATTTTATTAGAAACAGAAACTAATCAAGCAAATAATTTAGTACTAAACGCAAGTTCTTTAGGTAGTGCAAGAACATCACTAGACGCAGGCGATAAAATTATTTTTGAAACTTTTGTTGGTACTGAATATGGTAAATTTACTAGAGGTGAAACAATTACAGGACAAACTTCTAATGCAACTGCCGTTGTACTAACAGAAGATTTAAATAGTGGACGTTTATTCATAAGTGCTAACAGTAAATTTATAACTGGTGAAATAGTTGTAGGTGGTAGTTCAAATGCATATGCAACAATAGATAATTATAAACCTAATCCTGTAAATAATATTGCTGACCTAACTAACTTTAGAGACCCAGACGGTGTAATAAGTAATTTCTTATCAAATTTTAGAGATGAATTTCTTGCAACATTACCAGATAAGTTAGCAAATCAAGTTGATAAAAGAAATCTTATAAAAAATGTTAAATCTCTTTATCGTGCTAAAGGTACAAATAAAGGTCACGAAATATTTTTTAGAGTATTATTTAATGAAGAATCACAAACATTTTATCCTAGAGAACAATTATTAAGAGTATCAGATGGTAAGTATGATACATTAAAAGTTTTAAGAGCAATTGGTGATAGTGGCGATACAGCACAATTAGTTGGAAGAACAATATCAGGTTCAACTAGTAATGCATATGCAATTGTTGAAAATGTTAATAAGTATCAAATTGGTGCAGATACAGTTACAGAATTTATTTTAAATAATGATTCTATGCAAGGTGCATTTCAAATTGGTGAACAAATAGTAGGTACTGCTTCAGATGAAGACGATTGGTATATTAAATCAACTGTAACAGGAATTCCAGGAACAAAAGTAATTTCAAATGACGGAACATTAAATGAAACAACTGATACAGTTAAAGTTGTTGCAGGTGGTATTGGTGCTATATTTAATATTGATGAAATTGGTTCAGGTGCATTAACAGAAATTGTAATTACAAACAAAGGCGCAAACTATTCAGTTGGAGATGAATTAGTATTTGATAATAGTGGAACAAGTGGAAAAGACGCCGCTGGATTTATAAGAGTTATTAATGGTGGTATTGCCGCTGAAGATTCTGACCAAATAGTTTTAGAAGATGGTACTATGTCAGGTGACCAATATTTTGGTAATAGTATTATGCAAGAAAAAGATACAGGCAATGGAACAATTGAAAAAATATTTTTAACTTATGGTGGTACAGGATATACTTCTTTACCTACTGTAACTATAAACTCATCAACAGGTTCAACTGGAACTGTAAATGCGTGGGGTAATGAGATTGGTAGAGTTGTTAAATTAAAAACAGTTGAATTAGGAAAAAAATATCAAGACGCTCCTACTCCTCCAACATTATCATTTTATAATAGTACTATATTATCAAATGCAACAGGAGCTTTTACAGTTGGACAATCTTGTACAACATCAAGTGGACAAGGAACAATAGTTTCATATAACTCTAATACAAATGTATTAAGAATAAAAGATATTACAGGTACATTTACAGAAGGTCAAGTATTATCAGCAGATTCAGGTGGTTCAGGAACTATTGCAAAAAATGATCCTGCCTCAGCAACAGTTAATGTAGTTTCAGTTGCAGATACAGATGGAATCTTTATTAATGAAGATGGTAAATTATCTGAAAGTACAATGAAGATACAAGATAGTTTATACTATCAAGATTTTTCTTATGTATTGAAAGTTGCTAGTTCTATTGCAGTATGGCGGGATGCATTTAAAAAGACAATGCATACAGCAGGTTTTTATTTTACAGGTCAAGTAGATATTACAAATAGAATAGACGCAAGAGGATCATTACCTATGATTGGTGCTGTTTCTGGTAGACAAGAAGTTGAAATACCATTAATTGCAATTCTTAATACTTTATTCTCGGTTATATTTGGTAGAAGATTAGGAACAATAGATGATGGAACATCTTTAAGAGCAAATGCTCTTGAATCAGGAACAATTGACCAAGACCCACAAACACACGAACACTTTGCTAATAATCAAAGGGATGTAACTCTAACAAGAGCTGGAATAGATTATGATTATTTAACTAGAAAACGGTCAACAATAGATAAGCAACTTGTTAAACAAGGTCACGCATATGCAGGACCACGCTGGGGAACTTTAGACAAATACGCAACTACTATATTTGCAAATGATCCAGGATATACATTTAAAGTATTTAATGAATTAAAGGTATTTGGAACAAGGACTAGTTTAGATGGACGAAGTGGAATATTCTTAATGTCTTCAGACGCTAATGGAAAAAACGTTAAGATGATGACTGCTTTTCCTTCAGTAGTTACATATAACCAAAATGACTTTAGTAATACAGTTGTAAGGTGGGATGATGAAGGACCACTTTTTGATGATACAACACCGTAAAAGATTATAAATAGTAAAGTAATTTAAAGGAAGAAATGGCTAAACAATCAATATTTTTAGGAACAGTCGCCAATGACGGAACAGGTACTAACCTGCGTGGTGGTGGTAGTATCATAAATCAAAATTTTGATGAAATATATACTAATTTAGGGGATGGTAGTAATCTACAAGGATTTATTACTATTGAAGATACTAGTTCTACAACGGATCAAGTAAATCTTGGTCAAAAAATACAGTTTATTGGTGCAAATGGTATTACAACAACCGTTGGTAGTAATGAAGTTCAAATAGCAATAGACGGTACAGTTCTTACAGAAACATCAACAGATACACTAACAAATAAAAACATTGCTTTAGGTACTAATATAATTTCAGGAACATTATCAGATTTTAATACAGCAGTTTCAGACGCTAATTTAGTTTCAATTGCTGGAACAGAAACCCTTACAAACAAGACATTAACAAGTCCAGTTATTAACACACCAACAGGTGATGTTGCAACTAAAGACGGAACACAAACCCTTACAAATAAAACATTAACTAGTCCAGTTATCAACACACCAACAGGTGATGTTGC